CTGGGGTTGCTACTGGAGTAGCACTTTTACCTGCCGCTTCTGCTGGTTTAGCACCTGCATTAACAGCGGTTTTGGATTGCTTAGTGCCTACTTCCATTTCTTGTAAATTGTTGCCACGAGACATTTGAACTCTCCGATTAACCTTTAGTTATAATCTATATTTATTTATAATTTAAGAAATTACAATGAATTGATAAAATCATCAAATAATTTAATTTTATTCTCTTCCAATCTTCTTTGATTTACAAGATGATCAATTCTTTTCTTCGTTTGCTCTGCAAGTTTTTCACGAAGGATACCTCCATCCCATACCCACTCTTTTCCTTCCATAATTCCTTGAACGAAAGCATCAGGTGCAGAAGGATCTGCGACGATATCTGCAGCAGTTGCTAGCATGAAATCTTCACCAACTTCCTTATATCCTTTGTTATTTTCTCTTAGTGATCCAATACCACGAGAGGAAACTCCGAGGGTTACTCCATCTTTGAGAAGCGACTCGGCAATTTTGCCCATTGGAGTTGAGAGGATTTGTGCCTTACCAATAAAATTATTTCCGTCTTGCTTAAGTTCGGTAATCTTATGGGAAACTCTATCAAGATTTACAGTTGGTCCATCTGGGTGTCCGAGTTCTCCCAAAGCACGACCTTTTTGGACATAATTCTCATTGTATCTTTTTACCTCTCTTTCCATAATTTGGAAAGGATACATCCTTCCATTACGATTTACCATCTCACTTTGAAGGAAGACTCCTTGGATATAGAGTTGCTTTTTACCACCGACACTTTCAGTGATAAGTTCAACCTTTTCTATTTCTTCTCTGATGAGTTTCATAAGTTTAGTTGGTAAGTCCTACTTTTGCTGCTTTAATTGCTGAAGATGTCCAAAGAACATCTGTGGGAAGTTTTTCTAAGAATTCAACTGAACTTGCTGGCATAGAAAAATAATTAGTAGTTGCTGCACCAACTGAAGTTGATACTCCAACCGTTACTATTCCAGCAGTATTATTATGAAGACGTACACAAGTTGCACTACCAATGCTAGTAGCAGCACCTGCAGTTATTCCTGTAGAAACCTCAGTTTCAATTATTTTTGTTCTTTGCATTGGTATAATAAAGACTTTATTAGTTATTTATAAATCTCTATTACCTACTAATCTCTTCCCAGTCCATTGATGCATGAATGTCTGCACCATTAGCATCAGCAGCACATACAATAGAAAGTTCATAAGGTGTTCCAGTTAGTGCATTTCTTTCTAACTGAAACTTAAATAATGCCTCCTTGAGAATATCTACTGATGTTGAACCTTGATTGGAACCATATGTATATCCAGATGCTAGTATTCTTCCACCAGTATAAGTTCCTCCACCAATCTTATATTCAACAGCACTATCGAGACCAGCATCAGACCAAGTTCCACCATTAGATGTCCCACTTGCTCTTACTTGCCAGTTATAAGTTGCATTATTTGTAATACCTAGAATAGAAAGTGCAGTCATAATTACAATTGCATCTAATCTATTTGGTGTTGCTTTAAGACGAATTGATGCGACTGTATAATAAGTTCCTGCTGTTGTTAAATCAACTGGTGTTTGAACTGGTGTTCCTATTGCTTGTTGCAATCCACGAAGTTCATAACCACCTTCTGAAATTACAGTGGAACAAACTTGTTTTAATGTGCTCGCACTCGTTGTAATTCCAGTATTTGCAATCTCATATCTCAAAGGTAATGATGCTGTTGTGATATAAGTTGTATTGATAAGATTTGCGTGATGGAATGAGTGGCAGTGAATAAACTTACCATCAACTACAAATCCTAGTCTTACCGTTCCAAGTCCCAACCATTCAATATCCATCCACATAATTTGTGCTTTGGAAATATCTAATGTGACACCAGATGGATTGAGATGCCCAGGACCAAGCATCGTATCAACATTCCAACTTGCTTGTGATACTCTTGTTTCTGTTGTAATTCCTGGAACATATGTTCTTTCTACAAAATATAAATTACTTCCATCAAGTTCTAAATACATCCCATTATCTGCACCAAAGTATCCTACTCTTTGACGAAGATTTGATTTTGTTGGATTCATTACAAACGTATTCAATACCTGTAATGATTTTCCTGGTTGATAAGAGAATACTTTTGTAGTTTCTCTGATGATTGATGCGGTGCTTCCAACACCAACAGTCATATTAATCAAACCTTGTGCCGTTACAAATCCAACTGTTGAACCAGTTCCTACAACTAAACCACTCCAAAGATTATTGTCCCTGTATCTGTGGGAACTATCAAAAAGTGTGAGTGGGGTAGACATTCTTTGTCTACCAAATGCATCAGTTGCTATTGGTGGTAATTCAATATCAACTGATCCAGTAACTGGAAATGGATTTGAAGTGCTGACTGGTGAATTATTAAGATTGATTGATACTTGCCCAGTAGTTCCAATACTTACAGTATTCAGTAATGTTGAAATACCGACTGGGAGATATGGAACTGTTAATGTGCTACTGGTTCCTACTTCTACTAGATGAGAATGAATTGGATTTTCTGGTGTACTTGTAACAGTTACTATTCCAGGAATACTAATATCACCATTAATTGTAATATTAGAACTTCCAAGAGATACTGGAAATGGGTTCTCAAAAGAAACTGGACTGCCATCTTTTGTGGCAATCATATTAACTTCAAATAAAGATCTTTCTTGATTTAGATAATCTTGTTCGTTTTTATTCCACTGAGCCATTTATCAATCGATCCATTCTAATTTTGAAGGGTGATATCTTTGTGCGTTTTTAATATTAAAATTCTTTTCCTCTGCAGGATAGATTTGATGAACAATTGCTCCAGGGTATTGTCTCTGAAGTTGCTCACCGAGTTCTTGTTTAGATGGAAGTCCAGATTTAGTTACTAATTCAAGTCGGTATAAACTACCTTGCCACATGACATCGGCAACATAACTTTCTCCAACTTCTTGTGGTTGTTCAGGTTGGGAATTTATATAAAGATTCCCAGTAAAATCACCAGCAATATTAACCGATTCAGATATAAATTGCTTGAATGATTTCATTCTTCCTCTGATTCCGTATTGGTATTAAACATAACATCAGCAACTTCAGGTCTAAGAGCATCCACTCTCTCTCCTGCTTTTACATAAAGAAGTTCTTTAATTCTATCGCTGATTTGAGATGGTGATTCATCACCCATAATCATATCCATAAGATCATCCATAAAAATAAATGCAATTTTAATTATAATTTATTTAGAAAGAATTATTTTGTAAGTTCAGCAGTTTTATCTTTTACCTGAGTTGTCTCAGCATCTTTTGTTACATCTGGTTCCATTACTGGTTGCCCAAGATTCATATTTGCTGTTTGTGGATCCATGGGCATTCCAGTGGTAGGATCAATTGGAGCATTTGGATCTGGAATTACTCCATCTTTAATTTCCTTTTCGATAATCATATTTTGTTCAATAATTTCTTGATCAGTCTGACGAAGAATTCTACGACGTACATAATCTTGAGAATAATACTTGCCGATATATGGTTCAGCAGTTGCTGCAAGATTTAGTCTTTCTGTAAGAAGTTCTGCTTCTTTAAGTTCAGAGAAGTGATTATCATATAAGAAGTCATATTGAATATGTTCTGACATCATCCTCCAATCTTCTGGAGTAATAATATTTTTGAGGATCAATTGAGTCTTCAACATATCGTTAAACATATTTGAAAAACGCTTCCTCAAACGTCCCACAAACTTAGTGAATTTAAGTTCATCTCTAAGAATTTCAGATGAACGTCCAAGATTAAATCCCCCCTCACCTTCCATTCTTGATGGTGGAACATTTAATGATCTATAAAGTTTGCTTTGGAAATACTTAATGTCTGTAATTTCCCCGAGGTTTTGACCTCCTGGGAGTGTAGTGATCTCAGTTCCTCTACCACCTTCACGGCGAGGTAACCAGAAATCTTCAAGCATACTCATGAACTTTTTGTCGTCACGAATTTCACCTGTGCTTGCATCATATACAAGTTTGTTACGATAACGCATCATAACATCACGAAGATATTGCTCTGCCTTTACTTTAGGAAGATTACCCACGTCGATATAAAAAATACGACGCTCTGGAGCACGGGACAATCTATAGATAACCAAAGAATCCTCAATCATACGGAGTTGATTGAGTGCTTTAATTGCTTTATTTAAGTAAGATAATGTAGTCCCCTTATTTCTATCTACCAGACCAGAAGTGCAATATGTGACCGAATCCCTAGTCATTCTGATTCCAGGATTTGCCGTCCCACTTCCACTTTGCTGTCCCCCAGTTGCTCCAACTGGATAAGTTTGCTTAGGATTATATAAAAAGTATTCTTCTATTTCTGGGAATTCATAATCCATTGGATTATCCAAATTCCTAGCAGAAAGATTATAGTTGTCGTTTTTTACTTTTTTCTGCTGTCTGATATATCGAATTTTCATTGGATCGATATATCTAAGTTCTTGTATTCCTTCTTGAGGTTTTTTTATATCAATTACTTTATGATAAAATAATCTACCGTCAATATACCAGTTTCTATAGATTTCGTGGCACTTTTTGTCAAAATCCAATAACTCTAGAATACGCTTAAATTCTTCTCTAATTTTTCTTTTTATTCCGTCACTAGCATTAAGATTTGACAATTCGATTTGAACTGGACTATCATTACTATCACTTACTATAGCTTCATTTACAATATCTTCAATTGCACTATCAACTTCTGGGTGAAGAGACATCTCACGATATCTCTTAATCAAATCAAATTCAGTTCTATAGACTCCTTCAATATCTACATACGAACCAAAAAAACCACTAGTTAAATAGTGATCAACCCCGTCCTCATTATTCTGAGGAACGGGGGATACTACACTAGGTGCTAATGATTCATTATCATCAATTGAGAATCCAAATAATCTCGCCATAATTTATTTTACTTATTAACTGAGTGATATTATTTATTTGATATTTCCAGGACCACCATTGATTTCATAGTATTGAACTTGGAATTCTACGTTAAATTCTTCAATAGTATCAGATGTTTCGTATGAAAGATCGATCTGAGAGATATTGGTTGGGAATATATCGAAGAATTTGTATGATCTCAATACGGTAGCTTCACCAGTGGAACCAGTAGTTAAAGCATCATTTACAGCATTAACTCCATTTACTTTTCCACT